CCTGGCCCGCTGCGTAGTGGGCAGCATGAAACCGTCAGGTTAACGTGGCGTGAGCACCTTGTCATTTTGCTGGTCAGGGCTGACTTCAAGGCCGAGTATGACCGGCAGGTTGCCCTCTTGTTGGCCAGAGCACGTCCGCGTAAGCATTGGACCGGATGGGATGACCCACGTAAGACGGCTGCGGAGGGCGCCTATTGGCGTACGTGCAAGGCGTTGCACGTCATGCCCGTGGTTGACAAGCGGGCGGGGTGCCATTTATGTCGGCGCTCCTGGCGTGACCCGGAGCGGTGGGGCGAGGAGGCAAACGTGCTTCATCAGCAACCGACTATGGGGGGTAGGTGGACGCATCCCGATTGTTACCGTCGGTATGTTGAGCGGCAAGGCCTGGACCCTGCCTGCTACCCGTCGGGTCAGGCGCCCGAGATAACGGGCTCGTGGGTCGATTTACAGGTTGGCCGCGCGCAAGATAAGAGGTAGGAGGTGATTTATGTCAAAATCATTACCAGATGATTTCCAAAAACTGATAACCGCACTGCCCGATTACTCAAATCAAGAGCAAGTTTCTATTTACGATTTATTCCCACAGGAATCTCCTGTGGGGTTGTCTATAGTATGCAAGGTTTGTGGTAGACAAAAGAAGCCGATAGGGCGGGATGCCCCGCTGGCGATGGCAAACGGCTTGTGTGATTCTGAATGCGAGGGGTATTATAATGAACCGAAGCCTGGTTATTTATGGCCAGGTGAATGCAGGAACCAAGGAGGGTGAGATGAAAAAGCAGCACGGTTCGGAGACGGTCATCAGGAGCACGTGTCATTGTGGGGCAACCATGCGGGCCACGTACCGGGGCGGCCGGTGGATTCATTTCAGGTCGACTAATCACGACGGTGGGTGTTCCGAGATACAGCCCAAGGTTGAAGGTAAGCTGATCGAGCACTATGAGAAGGGCGAGAAGGTTGGCCCCGTGCTCACCGTCGGGCAGGAGGCATGATGGCCAAGGACACGGAACAACGGGTAGGTGGGAGGTCCTGGCGCGCCCGGCATCGGGATTCCAGCAAAGAGGGGTATATTGAGGTCCAGTGTCCCGCTTGTGGTCGTCGCGTTTTGATGAATGACTTGCCTCGTAGTATCAAGGTAGCATTTTTGATTGACTGTACCGCTTGTTATCGGCGGTCATTATCGTAGGAGGCGGCATGAGAACAGCCAAGACCGTGCAGGTGCTGATGCGGGCCGAGGAGCTGGACGGGTACACGAAGGATGATGGCGAGTACATGCCCGTCCTGATAGTCAAGCGCCACCCTAAACGGCTGGATGCGGTGGGCTTTTCACTTGATGGCCATGACTATGTGTTTGCTATCAAGGCGCTCTTGTCGGCCATTCGTAAAGCGACATACCGGGGGGTGCGGGCATGCCGGCCATAGGGGAGCAAAGGATCATCGAGGTGGAATGTTGCGCGGCATGCCCGTTTTACGCGGTTGTGTTTCCTTCAACTACTGGCGAGGACCATACGTTCTGGCAATGCGGGTTGCGCGCAATCGAAGGTGTCACACCGTCGCCAGGTGCCCTAAGTACCCGACCCGTTTGGTGCCCGCTTCTGGCCAACCCAGTGCTTGTCAAGACTTATTAATCTAATATAATCAATAGGTTATAGCCTGGTTGACCAGGCTGGCATGCCGTGGTATTATCAAGGCATGGCGCACGACGACGACTTAATCAGCCCTGAATACTACTCCCAAGCGCAAGAAGACCTTGCGGCCGTGCTAGAGGGTGCAAGGCAGGACCCCGCTATATTTGCCGAGTACGTGATCCGGGACGAGGGAAGTGGGCGCCCCATTCAGTTGTCGGGCTTGCATCGGGCGTGGCACGACATGATAACGGACAACGACCGGGTGCTCATATGGTCTTCGGTGGAGAGCGGCAAGACCCAGCAGTTATCTGTTGCCCGTGTCTTGTGGGAACTGGGCAAGGACCCGACCCTTCGATTCGCCATCGTGTCTAACACGTACGAGCAGGGTTGCAAGATTCTGCGCGCCATCATCCGGTACATTGAGCAATCGGAGGAGCTGCACCAGGTGTTCCCCTTGCTCAAGAAGGGGGAGCTGTGGTCGGGCTCGCAGATAATCGTTGAGCGGCCTACCACATCGAAGGACCCGAGCATTCAGGTATGTGGTGTGCATGGCAATATCACGGGTGCGCGCGTTGACCGGCTGGTCATTGACGACATTCTTGATTATGAGAATTGTCGGACCGAGTGGTTGCGACGGGACCTGTGGGATTGGTTTCACGCTACCCTGTCGGGCCGGCTTACGGCACGGGCGCGGGTCTGGTGCGTGGGAACCGCCTATCACCCAGACGATTTGATGCACCGGTTGGCCAAGGTGCTCGGTTGGAAGTCGGCTCGCTATCCCATCCTCGACCCACACACCGGTGAGTCGTCATGGCCGGACCGTTGGTCATTTGACCGTATTGAGCGGCGCCGCCAGGAGATAGGGCCACTTGAATTTGCTCGTCAAATGCTGTGTCAGGCCCGTGACGATTCGGACAGCCGGTTCAAGCGCGAGTGGATAGAGTTGTGCATGGCGCGGGGGCGTGGTCCTGGTCGTTCAATATTCCCGCCCCGGCTCGACATCATGCCGTCCGGGTTCAAGACGTTCACGGGCGTTGACCTGGCCGTGTCTCGCAAGGACTCGGCTGACAAGACCGCCCTGTTCACCATCGGGGTGCACCCGAACGGGACGCGCGAGGTCCTGCACGTCGAATCGGGCCGGTGGGCCGGACCGGAAATCATAGGCCGGATTGTGGACATCAATCATCGTTATCATAGCATCATGATTGTCGAGAACAATGCTGCCCAAGATTTCCTCATCCAGTTTACGCGACAGCAACACGCCATCCCAATCAGGCCGTTCACCACAACCGGTAAGAATAAAAATAACCCTGAGTTCGGGGTGGAAAGCATTGCCGCCGAGATGGCGGGGGGCAAGTGGATAATCCCTTGTGAGGAGTCGGGCCACGTTAACCCGGAGGTGGCCGCGTGGATTACCGAGATGTTGTATTATGACCCGGCTGGCCACACGGGTGACCATTTGATCGCCAGCTGGTTCGCCCGCGAGGGCGCACGCCAGTTTTCCCGTAGGGTCGAGACTGGCCGGTTGAACTTGATGCGACGATAATGGTTGTGTAGGTCATGCCCGCTGAGTATACTTTAGCGGGTATGACCGGATAGGGGACGTGATGGCAAACAATGATTCCAACCGTGTGTTGAAGCTCCTGAGCGGATTGAAAAACAAAATCCAGGGTGCTGGCCAACAGGGACCGGTCAAAACGACGGCCGACATCGACCGGGTTATGCGTTTGGGCATGAGCCCGCGCCAACAACAACTTAATCATCTGTGGTCGTGGTATCGCTGCGAACATTATGGGGCACGGCGTCAGGATTGGGATGGGCGCGAGGTACTGGACCCCATCGACCACGAGGCCATGGCTACCGCCGGATTTATTCCACCGGGATTTTATGACGCGGGTGCCAATCTGATGCCTATCAAGTTTCGGCGACCGACCGCCCCCTACTCACTTGTGCGCGTCATCGTCGACCGGTTCACCAGCTTGTTGTTCTCCGATAAACAACATCCCTACGTGCTTGCCGAGGGGGATGATGACGACAATGATTACATGGGCGCGATGATTGAGGTGTCGCGCTTGTGGCCCGCCATGATGTTGGCCAGGCAATACGGCGGGGCGGTGGGTTCGGTATGTGTGGGGTTTCAGTTCATTAACGGGAAGCCGGAGGTGGAGGTGCACGACCCTCGATGGTGCGTACCCGTGTTCGCCGACCGATCCTCTTTGCGGCTCAAGTCGGTCGAGAAGCGGTATATGTACCCACAGGATGAACGCGACCCCGGTACCGGCAAGTTTGCGACTAACTGGTATTGGTACAGGCGAATCATCGACGAGACGAGCGACACGCTCTTCCAGCCGGCGCCCGTGGGCAACGGGGAGGAGCCGGACTGGCAGGTGGCCAAAGCGGTTGAACACGGGTTTGGGTTCTGTCCTTGTATCTGGATACAGAATACGCCCGTGCAAGATGACATTGATGGTGACTCCGATTGTGTGGGCATCTACGACATGGTTGAAGCGATTGACGCGCTCATGAGCGAAGCAAACAAGGGAACTATACAAAATTGTGACCCAACGCTACTGCTTGTATGCGATGCGGAGATGAATGACATCCGTAAAGGGTCTGACAACGCGATTAAATTGCCGGCCGGTTCGGCCGAGTATCTTGAGATATCGGGCACTGGCCCCAAGATGGCCATGGAGTTGGTCGACACGTTCCGTTCATACGCGCTTGAGGTAGCTCAGTGCGTCATCACGTTTGCTGACGCGCAAAACAAGACGGCCACAGAGATTGAGCGCCAGATGCTCCCCATGATCGCCAAGGCCGACATCCTGCGCGAGCAGTATGGGCACCGGGGTGTCCTGCCCCTGGTCGACATGATGATGCAGGCGGCTCGCAAGCTCAATGAAGGGGGAGTCAATCAGGAGACGGGCGACCTTGAGCGTCAAGTTCTGTTGCTCCCGCCCCGCCCGGTCGAGCAGGAAGACGGGACCATTAGCTTGGAACCCCGCAAGCTGGGCAAGGGCGGGCTGCTTCAAATCCAGTGGCCCCGGTACTTCCAATACACGCTCGCCGACATTGGCGCGGCGGCTACGGCGGCGGGTACAGCTTTGCTCGGCCAACTCATCGACCAGGATCAGGCCATCAGGTTTGCAGCCGAGTACTTCGGGGTGCGCAACGTGTCCCAGTTGGTTGTCAAAATGAAGAAGCAACAGGCCGACGCCAAGGACGAGCAGGAACAGAAATCTTTTAGCGGTATTTACGGGTCGTTTGGTGGGGGCGGCGAAGACAAGCCTGGTGAAGAGGAAGGTGCATGAGTTACACGAACGAACAGGTGGCTCTCGTTTGTTATGAGGCGTGCCGCGCCATCCAGATGGTGGCGGGCGACCACACGATACCGCACGGGAGTGCCGCACCCCTGTGGGCCATGAAGGCGGTGAACGCTCAGGTGGACGTGCTGGTCAATGCCAAGGCGGCCATCCCACAGGATTTGCATGATGTTTGGCAGCAGTTTATGAGGGCAGCGGGGTGGCGACCAGGTGTCCTGCGTGCGCCCGAACGCCTGGAACACCCGTGGCTCTGTCCATGGGCAGACCTGCCAGAGAGTGCGCGAGCCGGTTACCGGGTGGTCATTGCCGTGTTCGAGGGGATGACCGGCCGGGACGTGACCTGTCCGGTGTTCGCCCCGGTGATACCTGTAGGGCTGGTAGAGCGGGGCGTTGCCGAGGAGTCGCTCGTCAAGGACCAGGGAATGGCCAAGAAGAAGAGCAAGCGGGGAGCGTTGCCGTGATTATCTGCGTGGACTTTGACGATACGATAGTGGAGCAAGCGGGCCGGGATTTTGAGGATGTGGATACGCCTTTACGGTTCGTGCTTGGCGCTAAAGAAGGGTTGACCGCCCTCAAGAAGGCGGGGCACACGCTTGTCCTGTTTTCCGGTCGAGCCAATCGGGCGCTCCTTGAGGACCCGTATTATGACCCGTTGGTGCGTGCTGGGGTCAGGTGGTTGGACCGGAACCGGTGGGCATTGAGCAGACAAGTCAACCAGGCTCGCTACGACCAGATGATCCGATTCGTCGCCCAAGAGCTGCCCGACGTGTTCGCGGCCATTGATGACGGCATGCAAGGCAAACCGTGCTGCGATTTGATAATTGATGACAAAGCCTTGCGGTTCGGGCCTGGTGTGCTGGGGGCCGCGTGGTCGCAGATTGCGGGCATGTGGGGAGAGCCCGTCTACAATCGAAAGGGGTAATGCATGAGTGACAAGCAGGTGGACAAGTTCATGGGTGGGGCCCTGACCCCGAACGAGGCACACCGAAAGTTTGCATTCGGCGGCCATCATTGTGACGTGTGCGGGGGGCCACCAGCCCTATGTGTGCGCGTGTTTGCCAAGGTCGATGACGTGCTTCAAAAATCTCCCGAGTGGGTAATCAAGGAATCGGCCAAGCACGGGGGCAAGTTGCCGGTTGTCGATTTCAAGGATGGCAAGTACGTGAGGATTAGCATGTCGTATGCGTGCGACCGGTGTAAAGCCACGTTGGAACGCGAGGCCGCCAAGGCTCCGTCGTGGTGTTGTGTCGAAATTGAGCGCGGGGTCGAATCAACCAACCCGGTGTCGACCCAGTCGGCCGGTATCCTCAAGGGCGTGTCATGAGCAAAACGTTGGCTAAGCTGGCGGCCATGAACCGGCCCAGGCAGGAGGAGCGCGAGCCCCTGGCGCCCGACCAGCAGAAGGCACTGGACAACATGCGGGCCGAGGCCAAGGCCAAGGGTGCCACCTTGCACAACGACGGGGAGGGGGGGCTGGATGCCACCCTGGCGCTCGGGGTCATGCGGCGTGATAAATATACGTGTAAGAAGTGCGGGAGCAAGCAGGACATTACCCTGCACCACAAGGGTCACCTGAAGAATCCGGTGTCCCGGTGGCTCAAGCAAAAGGGCCGAGACAACGGCCAAGGAAATATTGTGGTACTTTGCGCAAAATGTCACGATCAGCTACATGCAGAGGATGAAGGCAAAGACAAATAGATGGCCGCAGGAAAGAAATGGTCCGCCCCCACCCCGCCCAAGGTCCCCCTCCCCTACCGCGAAACTATGGCCGAGCACCGGCGCCGATTGTCCCGCTTGATAGACCGGCGCGGCATCCCGCAAGTTAAGAAGCTGTACGATGACGCGCAGGCTCGCCTGCTCAAGCGGGTCGCTCAGGTGGGCGCCCCGCACGACACGTTCACGGCCCAACAACACCGTGTACTTCTGGTCGAGCTACGGCAAGGTCAACAGGTCATAGCCAAGCGGGCGGCCGGCGAGCTGGCGGACATCAGCCGGGACGCGCAGGTCGAGTCATTGCGTGGGTTCAACCAAGACCTATTCACTCTTGAGAAGCGGTTCACCGGCGCGGACATCCCGTTGCCCACCGAGGAGGCGGCCCGGTTCCGGGGAATCATCGACGGGCGCAC